CCTCACATAGCTAATCACCTTACGCTGGTTTTATCCTCGCCGCCAACCAGCAAACTGCGTCTACTGACAGGACTCACTCCGTGGCACGTTGCTGTCCTGCCCCCTCCGGGTCACGACCCCGGTCAGGTCTATTCCGCCACCGCATTGTGTTAATTATCAAACACTCTCGGTCTCTTCCTCCGACTCGGTCGCATCATGTTCCGGTTCCGGAGCCGGATGCATCTTATCCAGTTCCTCGTAGAAGTAGTCCTTGGCAGTATCGGACAGCCACCCATACCTCTGCTGATCTTCGATCAGGGTAATAGCGTAATCTTCCGTATACTCTCCATGTTTGATGCAGTTTAGAAACGCGTTGATAACTCTCTGTTCCCGTTTAGTCATGGTTCATTCTCCTTTCTTTAGCTGTTGTTTTCCAAAATAAGTGCCTGTAGCTCTGCGATTTTTTTGTCAATGTACATCTTCGTATCCGCCGGGTAAGTGATGGATGAGTCTCCGCAGTCCGACCAGAGGCGGTTCTCTCCAAGCAAGGTTTTTATCTCGGTCGGTGTGAGAATGATAGGCTGTTCTGGAGGTATTAAATACGACAGACTAATATTTTGTGGGTCAATGCCGTCTTTTAATGCCATATATCCAATCGTGGTCAAACCTATTGGTGGTTGTATAATGTTTTCAGTCATGTTAGAAGATTGGAACGTTCCATATTTTCCAACAGCATTTGACATCGGAGCTACTGCTTCAGTATACGAGCCATTAGCACGTTTGAGGTTTGGTGCTTTATATGCATTAAATCCATTTGATTCAGCATATTTCGTCCATCCCGGAGTTAAATACATAACCCTATCCACCACCAACTTCCCGCTCACCACATCCAGCGTCCCGCCGTAGACCGTGCCAGCTTCGGACGGGAAGGTGACTTCGTAGATCTGGCCTTGATAGGGTTCGTAGGTGGTAGCGGTGGAACCAAGTTCCACCATAGCCCACTCTACATTATCGACAGATACACCTTGCGAGTTATACAACCATATTCTAACATTTATGTCTTCGTCTATTGCTATAACCCAAGCATTGTTTATAGACCCGGCAACACCATCTTTAACTGTCCTCCAGTATGGTGTTAACGGAACAGTACCGTCTTTATAGGCATATGATATTCTATATGTACCAGCCTTTAATCTGATTCCATCGCCAACTGTCGATTCTCCTAACCTTACTCTTGTTGATGTGTCTTGCACCATCGTATTTGGCAGTAGATTTTTCCCGCACCTCGTCACCTTCGCCCCAGTCCAGCCGGAGATCGGGCAAATGTTGGAGTAGGGGGTATACGTTTCGCTTACAGTTGAACCGACTTCAATTTGAGCAGTCCGTGCAGTGGCGTCTACATCTGTAACGTTGACTTTTCCAATTTTAACGGCAAGCCATTTAGCGTTTTCTGATGTAGTAATCATGCCTGCTACTACGTTGTTTACATACCCGCCCGCATATAACCTTGCACCAGTTTCCCCAATTACTGGTCTCGAGTCTAAATAATATTCTCCGATCTGGAAATCATCATTTGCTGTTGAGCCGGAAGCCGTAGTTCTTATTACCTTAAATGCGTAAGTCGTAGACGGATTGATAGGAATTATATACGAACGATTATCTGAATTCGATGTAATTTTTCCATCTGATGCAATATAAGCATTTAGTATTGTATAATCACCAAATTGGTTAATTCCACCCCCCGCAGGCCACGGGCTATCATACCCATGCAAGTCCTGCACAGGCTCGATAGCTACCTTGACAGCCTTCATTGGCTGATTATCTGCGCCATCCGAAATACTGACGATGGGTAATGATTCAGTTTCTACAAAGATTCCCTGTGCGTTGATAGTGGCATCAATCCGTTCGACATCTTCTTTCAGATCTGCAACATCGGAAACCATCTGATCCCAATTTTCAACCACATTTTCAGCGGCTCTGGTTGCAATCTCTTCCGCCGTCTCTTCCGCCCGGTCAATCCACTCCTGCACAGGCTCCGGCGGTTCTCCGTCCGCAATCAGGGAGCGGTTGATACTCAGGCCAAAGATAACGCTCTTGATTTCCGTTTCCCCGTCTTTGAAGGTAAGCTGTGCGCTTCCGCTTCCGTTGCTGGACAGGATACTTTTTGTGATGTCCCAAACCACCATTACCCCGGACTTTTCGATGACCGCCGGGTACATGGATCCAGTCGGGGGACTAATCACCATGGATACTGTGGCATCCGGATATTCCGTGAAGATTTCCACGCAGTTAATCCGAACACGGGTATACATATTCTCGCCTTCATACCCAATCGGAATCACTTTCCCGTCAAGGTTGGACAGCATAACGTTAATTGGTTTCATGATATATCCCCCCGTTAATTAAAAATCCGGGAACGTGGCGTTAATCGGCGTGTATTCCCGGCTTGTCCTTCTGGCTCTTCCTGTCTCATCGCAGAAATGATCAAGCTCCGTTCGGGCGTTTTTCACCCGGAGCTTCTGGGCGTTCAGTTCCTCTTCCGTTGCCCCCTGTGCCTTGAGAACCATCAAGTCCCGCTTTTCATACCTCAGGTTCCTTTCAAGCCCTCTTTGTACCTGGCTTTCTGCATACTCTTTATCATTAGCTTCCTTGTTCTGCTCCGGCGGTCTGATCCGGGAGAAACTCGGAATAAACGGAATCGGATAATGTTTGCAGTTAATCCCAAACAGCCCCGCAGCCATCCCGTAGGTGGTTTCACTCTGGGCGTAAACGTGAACCGTGTTTCCTTCTTCATCTTCCACATCACGTGATAGATCATTCCGGGAGATAACCTTTCCCTGCCAATCGTAGCAGAGCGGCCTTGCCCCGTCATGATGGGAAACCTGATACAGGTCATCCCCGTATACTTCCATTCGCTCCCATACTGCCGACCGTGCCGTGTTCCCCATGGTGGTTCTGATATCCATGGTCACGTAGGCTTCCGGTGACCAATGGTGCCCCCCGTGATCAATGTATCCCGTGATCCCGGTCTGTACCATTTTCCGCACTCCGTCCCGGACGGCTTGATTCAGCGAGGAAACCCCGGATACCACTTCTCCGGTTCCAACGTTCAATATTCCCTGTACAGTATTGATCCGGTTTGCAATATCCGCCACGGTGGCCTGATATGCCGCCTGTGTACTTTCCAACATGACGGTATTTACCAGATTCAGCTTGTCGGCGGACTGCTGATAAAACGCCTTAAATGCCTGCATCTGGTTCGGGGCTACTTCAGGCGGTATAAATCCCCCACCCAGAAGTAAACCCTTCTCTGCGGCCTTTTTAAGCGATTTTTCAGCCCCTTTCAGGCCGTCCCGGATGCTTTCCTCCAGCAGATCCGCCAAGGCGGCATCCGCATCCTTCAGCATGGATAGGATGATTGCTTCCGTTTCCCGGTTGACCTGTCCAAGCTCCGCAAGCTTCTTGACCTGATAGTCCCAGCTTCCGGAGAGCTTCGCCCCGTCCCGGAAATACTGGAAATGACGGGCAAGGTTGATCAGTATCCGATCCGTAACCGCTCCGTAAACCTCGCCCATCCTCCAAGACATTTCATCTATAAAGGTTGGATTCATTCACCAACACCGCCGAACAGCCGGGTGATCGTTTCCCCGGAAACGCTCTGCCGATTCTCTTCTGCAATCCGTTTCAGTTCCGCTTTCGCTTCCTCCGGAGTAAGTCCCTGTCCGTATTTCTTATCCGTCAGGAATTTAAACTTACTCAACAGCCCAGCCCCAACCAGCATAACCCCCTCGTTGATGTTGGTCTGTCGATCCTGCGTCACGCCATCGTCAAAGGTGATGGAAACGTTATAACCGCCGGATACAAGACTTTCGATGCTCTGGCCCTCATAATCCATCCCGTACAGGATCGCAACATCAATGATGTTTCTCACCAGATGCTCCAAGGCCGGGGCTATCTGGTTCTGTACGTTCTTAATAGTCTTATAGGTTTTGCTGTTCTCGCTCACAACCTCTGTTGCGGTCTTAAGCCCGTTGTGCTGATCAAACGTGAAAGTCCCGGAAGAAAAGCCCGTCTGCAAACAGAGGATACTTAGGAACGCATTTAATGCGGCTATATGCTCTTCCACCCGAAGCTCCACGGAATTGTCCTGAATCTTCAGGTCATCCGGTGTATCAGATGCGAGGGCTTCGTAGGTTTCATCCGTTGCGTCAAAGTATCTCAGGAGCTTTCCGGTGTCCGGATCAACCACCGTCCGAACAGCCCGTGCCGGAACAATGATCCTCTTCTTTCCCAGCCGAAATTCCCGGACAAAGCTGTCATAGCAGATATCCAGAGCATGGAGGGTTTCCATAGCGTTCCCGTATACGCTCATGCCCAGCGGGGAGTTATCGTCCAGGTTGTTTGCAATCGGGGTTCGCCAGTAGGTGAAAAGGCTTTCCGATACCGGGATAACCGTTTCTTCTTCCAGATACGGATAAATATCCGCCAAAGGCCAGCGAACGCCCAGTATATCCTGACTTTCCCCGGCGGTCTGCCCCCGCTGGATTTCTGATCTATAAAGCTCATTTGTAATCGTGTAGGTAAGCCCGTTCCACCGATGCCATTCTAAGCGGGTGTAATAATACCCGCCCTTGGCAATCCGGGAGATGAAAAGCCCTTCCGTAACCTTGGCGTTATCCCACGAAATAGGCACAAACTGATCCGCCATGGCGTAGCCGATCATGATTTTTCTGGTT